TATCCCGGTATGCCCAAGAAGCGTGGTATGAAGGGCGGTGGCCTTGCTCGTAAGGGTGTTGGCATGGCTCTCGCCAAGGGTGGCCTTGTGAAGGCAAATGGCTGCGCTCAGCGCGGTAAGAGCAAGGGGAAGATGGTATAATGGCAAAGCAGAACGCACGGCTCAAGCTTCCCTCCGATGCCACAGTTGAGAATGGCATGCGGCGGGGTGTGAATGTGGGCAATATGAAAGTGCTCAAGAAGCCGCTCAAGATGCGTGGCGGTGGCGCTGCCACACGGGGTTTGAAGATCTCGGAGAAGCAGGGCTAATATGTCCTTCACCTATTCACAGCTTGTAGACGCCATCCACGGGTATCTCCAGACAGATGCCAATGGCATCCCGACTGCCGATATGAACACAATCATTCGGCAGGCGGAGCAACGTATCTATTATGATGTGCAGATCCCTGTTCTGAAGAAGAACGTGACGGGGACATTATCAAGTGGAAATCGCTATCTCTCTACCCCGACCGACTACCTCGCCACATATTCAATTGCTGTGAATAACAACGGCAATTATGAATACCTCCTGCCAAAGGATGTGGCGTTCATGCGCGAAGCCTACCCTTTAACCACCACCACTGGTGTGCCGCGCTACTACTCTCTCTTCGATAACGACACGATCATTCTCGCACCCCCGCCGAACTCGAACTACGAGGTTGAGCTTCATTACTTCTATGAGCCTCAGTCGATTGTGGAGGCAACATCCGGCACATGGCTGAGCGAGAACGCCGAAACCGCCCTTTTGTATGGATGTTTATTCGAGGCTTATTCCTACCTGAAGGGTGAAGCGGATCTTATTTCGCTCTATGCGGGAAGATACAAGGAAGCTATCGAGGCTCTCAAGGTTATTGGTGAAGGCCGCAACCGCTCCGACACTTACCGTAACAATGAACCAAGGATTGTGCCGAATTGAGTGGGGGTTTTGGGGTCGTTGGGTCTTTTCTTGTAAGAGCCACAAATGAGCGGGGTTTCACGGTCGAGGAGGTTGCAGAAGATCTCCTCAACAAGCTGATCTTCATTTCGAGCGAGTCTCATCCTGCCATTCGCGAACAGGCGATTGCGTTTAAAGATCAGATCCGCCCCGTGATTACCCACTACATGAGGCAGGCTGTGAGGTCAGACAGAACCACGCTTGCCGCCAATCTTTCAAGCCAAGGCCATATTGATGTGGCTGAAATTATCAGGAGGCTATAGTGGCCATATCCACAGCATTTTGTACAAGCTTTAAACAGGGTCTGATGCAGGGCCTGCATGATTTTGATAACCCCGGTGGCAACACCTTCAAGATCGCTCTCTACACTTCATCCGCCACGCTTGGTGCCTCCACAACTGCCTATTCCGCGACAAACGAAGTTGCAACTGGCGGTAACTACAGTGCTGGTGGCAACACACTCGTTTCAGTGACACCCACCACTTCCGGCACTACAGCCTTTGTGGATTTCGCTGACACAACTTGGTCTTCCTCCACGATCACTGCAAATGGCGCATTGATCTACAATGCAAACTCTTCAAATGCGTCTTGCGTTGTTCTTGCCTTTGGCTCTGATAAATCCTCTTCAAACGGTGATTTCCAGATCGTTTTCCCAACGGCGAACGCCACAGATGCAATCATCCGGATTGCATAAGACGCCAATTTCAATTGTCATTTTGCGGCTATCACCGTCAATATATAAGGTTTAAACTACGATGCCAGATGTCTTTAATCGCGCGAAGATGACAACCGCGACAACGGGCACTGGCACAATCACGCTTGGCTCTGCTGTGCTGGCGTATCAGTCTTTTGCTTCAGCGGGTGTAACTAATGGTGCGGTAGTCCACTACACCATCGAAGACGGAACGGCTTGGGAAATTGGCACAGGCACCTACACAGCAGCCGGAACCACGCTTTCCCGCTCTCTAGTGCAAAGTTCGACAGGCTCTCTTCTTAATCTATCTGGCAGTGCCCAGATCTTTATTACCGCGCCAGCATCAGCCATCAGAGACCTTGACTCTGTTGCCCCCGCGACAGCACGCACTAACCTTGGCCTCGGCACGGGGAACAGCCCGCAGTTTACGGGCTTAACACTTACTGGCGTGGGTGCTCTTAGTGCGGGCACGGCGCTTCTTCCTTCCCTCATCCCTTCTGGCGACACCAACACAGGCATGTGGTTCCCGGCGGCGGACACGATTGCTTGGTCTACTGCTGGCTCTGAGAGGATGCGCATTCTCAGCACTGGCGAAGTGGGCATCGGCACATCCACCCCCGGATCGTTTGGTAAGCTGGAAGTTCTGGGTTCTGGATATACCGGATTTTCCGTTGCCTCATCCGATGCGTCTGGTGTTCGTGTTGTTTTGGCAGCAAATGCCGCAAGTGAAGCCCGCATAAATGTGACTTCAAATCATCCGCTCGCTACCTTTGTTAATGGCGCAGAGCGCATGCGCGTAACTGCGGCTGGCAATGTTGGAATTGGAACCACTTCACCGGGTCATCTGCTTCAAGTTAACTCTACAGGCTCAACCATATCTGCAACTACGTCGTCCACGACGACACAATTTACTGGCCCCGGTTTAAGGCTGTACAACACGAATGCGTCAATGAGCACGCAGGCTGGCCTTGGCATCGCAAGTTTAATATCTGACGTTTCTGCAACGCAAGGCTACATGGCCTTTTTCCAGACAAACAACTCAGGTGGGTTTGTACGCGATATTCTTCGCTATGATTACAATGCGAGCCTTTGGCAGTTCTATACAAATGCAACCGAAAAGCTTCGCATTACAAGCGCGGGCAATGTCGGCATCGGCACCACGGCCCCAGACGCCCTGCTCTCCGTCAATGGCATTGCATCCTTTGGTGCTGGCGCTGTAGCCACCCCATCCATCGCTGCCTTTGGCGACCTCAACACTGGAATGTGGTTTCCGGCTGCTGATACGATTGCGTGGTCTACTAACGGCACTGAGCGTCTTAGGATTGCTTCCGGTGGAACGGTTTCAACAACGGGAACTCTGACTATCGCTGGTGGTGCTGCAAGCATCAGCAGCACTTCATTTGACTTTACTTCATCCACCACTTTCTTTCCTCAGATTATATTGGTCAACACTGCAAATGACACTTTTGGTCCATACTGGAACACAAGAAAACTTCGCGGGGCAGCCGCCGCAAACTCTGGAGATTCTCTTGGGACATTTGTGTTCCAAAGCGCGGACACTGGCGGTACAGTAAGAAACGCAGCTTTCTTTTCAGTTGTCTCGGAAGGGGCTGGCGCAACATTTCATTCTGCATACTATTCGTTCACACTAATCAATACAGCGGGCACATTTGTAATACCTCTTCAAATCAAAGACCAAGGGTTGCTTGTGACAGATGGCACTGCGCTTTTGCCATCTTTTACATTTTCGGCTGACCCTGACACAGGTTTTTGGCGTCCAGCCGCTAACACATTGGCCGCAAGCACAGGTGGAAGTGAACGTCTTCGCATCACGAGCGGAGGCAATCTTGGCCTTGGAACGTCTACCTTTGGCACATCCGCCGCAGTAACTCTTGCAATCGCAACCGGAACCGCACCAACAACAGGCCCAGCCGACACCATCCAGATTTACTCCACCGATCTTTCGGCGGGCAACACGATGCTGTCGCTCTACACGGAAGGTACGGTCGTAAACACAAACACAGTCGCCGCTACCACGCACCGGATTGCCATCCGCGTGAACGGCACTGTATACTATCTTCTTGCCAACACAGCCGCATAGGGAAACACATGAAAATCGAACTCACCAACGAAGAAGCCAACGCCCTCGCCAACCTTCTTGACATCGCCGTCAAGGCTGGAGGCATTCGTAGCGCAACCGCCGCACTGGTCATCTTCCAGAAGCTGGAAGCTGCCGCAAAAGCAGAGAACGCCGAAATCAAGGAGGCTCAATAATGGCTGTTTCCTATGAGTGGTTGTTTCCATCTCTGGATGTAATCTACAACGAAATTGACCCCGAGACTGAAGAGCCCGTACAGGATGTAGTGACCACGGTTCATTGGATCTACACGGCTCAGGACGGGGATTACACCGCGACGATGTATAGCACGGTCGGGCTTCCACCGCCCGGTGTGCCGTTCATCGCGTATGAAGACCTTACTCCATCAATTGTGCAGGGATGGGTGGAAACCGCACTTGGTGCTGATCAGGTGGCGGAAATGCAACAGTCCCTTGCAAACTCCATTGAAGCTCAGAAGCAACCAAAGGGCGGCAGTATGGCCCCGCCTTGGTAATAAGGTGAATTTATGCTTGGTTTTGACGCACTTGCAAAGCTCCCGGTAGCAGCCGAAGCTGACCAAGGTATAATTGCGTCTGTTACTGGCGTCTCTGCCACTACTGCGGTTGGCAGTGCTATAATCATAACAAACTCTGTCATCCCTGTGACGGGGGTTTCTGCCACGGGAACCGCTGGCGATGTCTTTGTAAAGTGTGGCGTCACAGTTGATGTCACAGGTGTTCAGGCTACAGGTTATGTGAATGATAACCTTCTTATCTGGAGCCTCATCGACACAAATCAGACCCCTGATTGGACTGGTATATCGGATGGTCAGACCCCGAATTGGACGCCAGTCAATGACTCAGATTCTGTAACTTGGACGCAAATAGCGGCATAAAAAAATGGCATCAACTTATTCTCCCAATCTTCGCCTTGAACTCATCACCACTGGTGAACAGCAGGGCACATGGGGCTCCACCACCAATACCAACCTCGGCACTCTTCTTGAAGAGGCTATCGGCGGTTATGTGTCTGTAACCGTTTCGGATGTTGCCGACACCACCCTCACGACAAGCAACGGCTCCGCAGACCAATCCCGCAACATGGTGATCAATCTTACGGGGGCTCTTACATCCACTCGTAATGTGATTTGCCCCGCGATTGAAAAGCTCTATGTCGTGAAGAACGCCACAACTGGCGGTCAGTCGGTTGTTTTCAAAGTGAGTGGTCAGACGGGCGTAACTGTCCCCAATGGCATTATCGAATTTATTTATGTGGACGGAACGGACGCCCGCTCCATCACGGGGTCTATTGCAATCCAAGACGCCAACAATGTAACCATCACTGGCGGTAGCATCACAGGTATCACAGACCTTGCTGTTGCAGATGGTGGCACTGGTGCTTCTGACGCTACAACGGCAAGAACCAATCTCGGGATCGGAACGATTGGAACCCAGAACGCGAACGCCGTTGCAATCACTGGCGGTACTGTGGCGGGCGTCACTGTATCAAATTCATCGCTGTCAAACGTGTCTGTTGTTGCGAATGCCTCCGGCCTGAGCGTAAGGGATAGTGATGGGTCGAATATCCTTTCGATTGCTGTTGGATCGAATCTCACAGCGAATACAATCCTTACACTCACCACTGGTGCCACATCGAATAGAACTCTCGATATCTCTGCATCAAATGTGACAATCTCCACTGCTGGTGCCGCACTCATTGACGATGCTGACGCTTCCGCTCAGCGCACTACGCTCGGCCTCGGCACGATTTCTACGCAAAACGCAAACGCCGTTGCGATCACTGGCGGATCGATAACTGGCATTACAGATCTTGCCGTTGCTGACGGCGGCACTGGTGCATCTGATGCAGCGACTGCAAGAACCAACCTTGGAGTCGGTACTCTTGGTACGCAGAATGCCAACGCTGTTGCAATCACGGGCGGTACAATTGTTGCGAATGCTTCTGGCATCTCGATCAGGGATGCTGACGCTTCGAACGTGATGACGATAGCTGTGGGCTCGAACCTCACAGCCAACACAGTGCTGACATTAACCACTGGCGCGGCATCAAATAGAACGCTTGATATCTCTGCCTCGAACGTGACGGTATCGATTGCTGGCGCGGCTCTTATCGATGACGCAGATGCCTCTGCCCAGCGCACCACACTTGGCCTCGGCACAATCGCGACACAAAATGCGAACGCAGTGGCAATCACTGGTGGCTCGATCACAGGAGTCACTGCATCTCT